GTATATGGGTCATCTGTGCGTAACACTATCCCCTCTGCCCATTTATATGGGTTGTCCAATTCTTCTACATTCTGAACACTTAACAATTTATGCTTGTCAACATAATTTGTTTTAAAACCGTTTACTTCTTCCTCGTCCAAGAAATACTCAAGTGTTAGGTCAAAGTTATCTGGATTATCAAAACCTTCGTCCAAAAATTTTACTGACTTTAACGTTTTCAAAGTCACTATATAATTTACACACTGTACTATATTGTTAGGTGTAATTCTAAAAAATTCACTTATATTCATAGTCTTCCTCCATATTAACTTACGCTTCTAAATGACGGTGCTGCCATTCCCGAAACTGTCTTAGTATCTGTTGTTGACGTGCCCGTACCATTTGTGCCTATCCAAGTTGATTGATTTGTATAGCAAGCCTCAAAGAAACAATAATTTTTCAATGTAGCCAAACTCGCCGCCGAAAACCATAACTTACAGTTAGATGCCATACAATAAGCACAGAAAATCACTGACGCCGATATATACAAGTCACAATGGTTAATATGAGATGCACTAAAATAGCCTTCTGCTTGAAGTATCTTAATTCGGCAGTTAGCAAGACTGTTAAAGTTTCCTGTTGTCGTTTCTGATTGACTAAATCGCCTACATTCAATTTGTGTGCCAATAATATTCATTGTAGAGTCGTCCTCAATATAGCTATGATTGCTACTAACAGTTGTGCCTATATGCTTTATAAAACCGCCAACCATACTACCCTCACACCTGTAAAAAACACCATTGCTAAGTGTGTTATTACTTGTTGTAGGAAATATTATATCTGTGTCAATAATTTCGGCAGTACAATCTCTAAATATCCACCAACAAGGATGGCTGTTATCATAGCGTTTTGCAGGCAATGTTACTGTTATTTTACTGTTGCTCAACTTTACATTACAATTTTTAAATAGTGAATCTGTATTATGTAGTGTGTTTGCATATGTAATTGAACAATTATCAAACTCCAACGAGGTATAGTCGCAAAAAACACCAACATCAGGGGACCAATTAGTTCTACAAGCAAAATTAATATCCATATTCTTAAACACTGCGGTTGCGCTTGTTTCAGATGTTTTAGATATAAGAACCTTATTACTTGTATTGATTTTCGTAATCCCTTTGCCTTGTCCCTCAATTATAATATTTTTACTATGTGTGAGTTGAGTTGACAAATAATATGTGCCCTCTAAAAGAATAATTTTGCCACCACTATCGGGTAGCAAATCAATAGCTTTTTGTATGACAATCCCAGCATCTTCATATCGATTACACATATAGTCCACATATCTTCCTTCCACCTCATCAGTTGTCGAACCTATAGTGATAACAGAAGAATTTCTACCACCTGATGTATAACCTGATGACCCGACAATAACCCAATGCGTACCGTCATATACAAGCTCTAAACTCTCAAAAGCACTCCAAGATTTTGATGAGGTTATTGGTATGTAACTTGTGACATCGTTATCAAAAAATGCACGAGCACCGAATTTTATAATAGGTTTAGCTCCGGTATTGCTTACGTTTAGAGTTGCTCCTTCTTTAGAGGTATGTGACAAATTAAATTTAACAACAATTCTTGCACCTATAACCAATCTAAAGTTTGATATAGAAACAGTTTTCGCCGCCACATTACCCTGAGTGGTACATTCTGCATAAGGTGGTTGTTGCCATACAGGAGCACCACTACCATTACTAATCAAATTATATCCTGCCGTTCCCACACTCGTTGGTGCATACCACGACTTGCTTGCTGTTGCCGAACCGTCATAACTTGATGATGAACCGTTCATTGTTAATGTCAATGAATTAGGATTTTGCATTGACGTTGGTTTGTTTAATAGGTCAGTATATGAACCTGTAAATGCTATCGTTTTTAAATCGGAAAACCACTTTTTAATCTTTCCGAAAATTGTGGCAAGTGTTTCACCACTATTTATGTTTGTACGACTTGAAGCGGCTGTATAAGTAGGTGTTTGGTCGTTTGTCGCTACATTTGGTACATTCCCTAAATCTATGTCTGCTTTAGTGACTGTCACATCACCTGTTCTACCTTGTACAGAAGTCACCTTATTTACTTCTGCACCTTCCTCAATGCCGTTTAATCTTGCAGTTACTTCATCAATACCTGTATAGCCATTAGATATAAAACCCTTGTCTAATTTACTGTTTGCCGTTTCTTGTGCTTTTTCAGCAGCATTTACACCTTCAACCGCTTTTTCATAAGCGGTTTTTACTGCGTTAGGTGTAGCAGCAAAGCCTGACCGTGTATCAGCAGTGCTATTTATACCGTTAAACAATTTGAGGTGCCCATACACTTCTCTATCTCCTATACCATAATCCTCAGATGAGCTTGCGTGAGTTTTTGGGGCTTTACCGTCTAAAGCTTTTCTGGTGGCGGTTGAGATAGGCTTATCTGCGTCAGAAGTATCATCAACATTACCTAAACCTACTTGACTTTTTGTCACACTATGTGGGTTGTTTGTATTTGCTAAATGACTGATTAAATCAACTATCGCCTTTTTTATCTTACCAAATAAAGTTGATAATTTCTCACCGCTATTTATTTCACTTAAAGTAGAACTTTGAGTAAATGTAGGGGTTTGATTATCTGTTGTCACATTTGGTACATTACCTAACCCAACTTGCTGTGCAGTCACCTTATGCGGATTTTCTGTATTTTTGGTGTGTTCATTAAGAGTATTTAGGGTTTCATCTGTAACAAGTTTATAATCATCAAACTGTTTAGCTGTCACAATACCTGTAAATTCCATTTCTATTGAAACAGTTTCGGTTGTTGCTATTGCAATATAAAAGCCAAAATTAAGTAAGGTTGGCGTTACAGGTGCTGGTATCACTGGCAGTGTATCACCTGCATACTGAACAATAGTAAACAGTATTTCTTCTGTACTACCCTCAAGTCTTGCAAACACACCTAACTGACCTAAAGGATATTCTTCTTTTATATTTCTATCTTCTCTTTGGTTATCGAGTTGCACTTGTATAAGAGCCTGACCGTACTGGTCTGAATTACTTGAAGTAATAGGCTTTAAATCTGTAATGTTCAAATTCTCAACAAAACCTGATGTACCGCCTGTCGCTCCGTCTGATGTAGCAAGGTCAGTACGTTCTTTAAGATACTCAACAGAAGTATTTGTATATCTGTATCTACCTGTTGATACTCTTGTTATGACAATACCTTTTGTATCGCTGTCAGGGTCATTACTTTGGTTTAAATTGTAATGACCGCTCATTCCCAGACATTGGTTTAGCAGTGCTTCACCTTGTTTGGTTAAAATCACTTTACCCCACGTTGACATTTAGCTTTCGCTCCTTTCATTTGGTGTGGACGGTATATCTGTTTCATAGGTATATGTTCCTGCTGCACCAATATGTGGCTTAACATCATTATCCATTTCAAATATAATTCCGTCTGTTTTGTATTTCACTTCAATATTTATATAAAAAGGTAGAATGATGTGTATAAACTCCTCTATTACCTTTGTACTATGAGGTTGATTTAATATCTGCTCAATAGTATTCGCCTTTAGATACACAATTAAATGCCTTGCATATACATTAGGCTTATCTTCAATTTCACCACGTTTATACTCAAAATCTTCTACGTCTAAACCTGTTAGGGTTCGTGCCATAAACTTTACTGCTGACATTGTTCCACGTCTTTTGTAAAGCTCACCTATGTTCATAAGGAGCTTTCTTTGATAATAGATATTGCTACCTTTAAATGTCTGTGTTTCAATGAGTTCATCATAATCATACCCAAAACTTTTCAATAAATAAGGAAACACATTGTCGGGACAATTTTCAGGGTCAATTATAGATGTAAACTTGTTTGCTACATCTAAAATCTGCTCCCCTGCTCCCTTTTGGTACTTTTTTGCCTTAGTTATACCACCACTCCCTAAAAACATTGCCTTTAGAAAGTTCAATAATGGTGGTCTTTCTTCATCAATTTCAAAATCCCTTACTTTGTATATATCAGGTAATCTCTGATAAGCAAAATCAGATAACTGCTCTGCACTTATTTCAGCCATAACCCTTACCCCCTGTTATCAGTAATTACAGTATTTTCTGCGTCAAATTCGATAATTTCCCACTTATTTGATGTAATATCAAGAGAGGTATCATTTACACCTTTTACAGAAAATGAGTTTATTCTGAACGCTCTTATGCCTGTAATGGCAGCAAATACATCAGCTTCAACATCATTTATTGCAACAGTTTGACCTGCTTGTATTCCACCTAAAAGAAAATAATCTTTTAGCTTATCAATAACCTGCCCCTTAACTGTATTAAAGTCATATCCAGCTAAAGGCAAAAGAGTACAATTAAAGGCTACATCTTTTGAAGTGAAAGGTGTTATCTCAACAAAAGTGCCTATCAAGCCCCTTGCTTCATACATCTCCTTTAATTCAGCGACAATATCCGAATTTTCAAGTTTAGGATAATCCGCCAACTTTAAGATATTACCTAAGTCATCTCTTATCTTTGAATTTTTCAAAAGAACACATACTTGAACAGTATCAAGTAGTTTATTCTTCTTTTCAGTTTCATCTGTTATTCCCTGCAAGACTTCCAAAGTAGACAAGTCTATATCTGTATTCTCGCTGATAGGGAATGATGATGACATCATTATTTGGTTAAACAATTCCATAGCTTTATCTGCGTAATCTTCTGCTGACAGACAGCCCCATTTTGTTCTATAGGCGTTTGGGGCATTTAAAACTATTGAGCTGTTCGACTCTTTATCTACACCTAAAGAGTAAGCCATATCTATATTGTATGTTTGGCTCAAGCCTTTAGTAGAAGTGTTTATCACTGTTATAGTTTCTGCACCTACGTTTCCGACTGTGCCACCACCATTACGGTAGTTTGCCACAATCTCCCCCTTAGGTATTGCACCATTAACTCCGTCACCAAAGATAATAGTCACTGTGTTGTCTTGATTTACTTCAACAGTGTAATGCTTATCCTTACTCATAGAGTCAATAAAACTACTTTTCATCACCCATTCTTCACCGCCTACGGTCAAAGAAAAGTGACGAGCTTTATCATAATTGTCAGGATATTCTATCACATTTGTCAGTTCATTAACTCTTGGTAGCAAAGCAAAGCCATTTTCATCATAATCAGGTAATGAAACAGGATTGTTTCTTAAAGTGTATCTCAATCCCATAGTTATGCCGTCACCTACACCTACTTCTTCGCCTGATATTAAGTTGCCTTGTGCTACATCTACTTCAAATATATACTGCTCACTTGACGTGTCGGAGATAGTTTTCACATAACCCTTTTGTGTAGTATCAAGTGGACTTGTTGTGTCTACTTTCAGTTCTTCAAGTGTTGTAAAATAAACTGCGTTACTTATAATAGGCTCACTTGTTCGTACAATGAAGCCTTCGGGTAGTGTCACAACTCCTTGATTAGCGTCAAAGACAAAATACTGCTTAAATTTAGCTGGTGTACTCGGTTTAGGTGTATAACCCAACATTTTGCACCATTTAAGTAAATTTGGTCTTAACTGTGCTGTTGTCAAAAAGCACTCATTTGCCTGTGCATTTTGGTAATAGCTAAGTACGTCCAATGCTTTAGCCACTGTTTCAAGTATAACCATACCTGCGTCCGTTTCGGACGTATCTGTATAATCAGGCAATCTCTCCTGTAAAGCGTCTATCATCAATAGTTTAAAACCCTTATAATCACCTGTTGTATAATCTATCCTACTCAACTTGCGTCACCTACTTTCACTTGTGTTGTCGTTGTTGTATCAAAAGCCTTAACCGTATAGGTTATTGTAGCCACTATTGCTCTTTTTACACTCCGCACGTCTACTGATGTTACAACTATATCAGGAATATGCTTAGCTATGGCTTGCTTTATTTCATATTCCAAAAGTGTCCTCGTACTTGCGTCATTTGACGAGAATACAAAAGTATCTAATTCAGCAAAAACGTCACATTCCATTGTCCTTTCACCTTGATTGGTATTGAGTAATTGCTCAATCTTTCCGTCATAAAGGGACGTGTCATTCTTAGTCAAGGTGTTTAAACTTACTCCCCCTTTTGTATTAACGCAAAAAGGGAATTTCAAACCCACTAAACTGCTCATAGTAATATCACCTATCCTTTATAAATGTGTATTAGCTCGTAAAGTTTTATTACACAAGGGCTTAATGCACCTATAAGGAAAAATATCATAATCATAAATTTATATTGCATAGTGCTTACACTCCCCTTATTAGCCCTTTAAAGCGTCTATTTTCTTTTCTAAGATACTTAGTTGGTTTAGCACATCTACACCGTTTATAAGCACCTTACCGCCTGTCAGAAGTATACTTGCTCCCCCATAGGTTATTGCCTTTGTTCCTTTTGAACAAGGTGCATTTCCCTGTGAGTACCAAGTACCTACCCAAACAGGCTTACCT